ACCACTTCCGTTGGCAGTGTAGTTCAGTGGTAGAACAAGAGATTCATACCCTCTATGTCGGTAGTTCAATTCTACCCACTGCCTTGTGTCGTTAGCCTAGTGGTTAAGGCATCTGTTTGTGGAACAGAGGAGATGAGTTCAATTCTCATACGACACCCCGCCCGATAAGCATTGTGGTGATGCAGCAGTTTAGTAAACTGCAGAGAACAGTTCAATTCTGTTATTGGGCTCTCAACTATCCGGAATTTCCAGATAGTTCAAATGTTCAGGTGGCAGAGTGGTCGAATGCAGAAGTCTGCAAAACTTCTATCACCATGGGTTCGAATCCCACCCTGAACTCTTTAATCCCGTCGAATTCCACGGGATTACATAATCCAGAATCGACTAACTGGCAGGTCAGCACCCTTTGAAGGTGTACGTCTAGGTTCGAATCCTAGTTCTGGAATTGCTCCAATAGGGGCAACAATCTGTCCAACACTGGGGTTCGACTCCCCACATCTCCATTCTTGGGGATGAACTGGTATTCGACTGGGCAGAGGGTTTCGAGAATAAATCTCAACAACATCGTATCTTTCCGCAGAACTGCTGTTGCCGTTTGAGCAATAGCACTTTGAGCGAACTGGGGAGTAATCCCCTTTCTTGTCCTTTTAGCTCAGTGGAACAGAGCAATAGGCTACGAACCTATGTGTCGGGAGTTCGAATCTCTCAAAGGACGCTGCCAGTCTTCAAACTGGCACAAGGCACTTGACTTTCTTGGTCAGATGCCTTATGATGATTGAGTCAAGGGTTAAGGGACTGTCGCCTATTGGTTAAGGCCCACTGCTTATAACGGTGTGAACAGAGTTCAATTCTCTGCAGTCCTACCTTGCTCCTTTAGCAATCTGGTGAATGCAGCGAACTCATAATTCGCCTGAGGCGTGTTCGATCCACGCAAGGAGCACTTGGTAATCAAAGATTACCTTATGGGAGTATGGTGGAATCGGTAGACACATCAGACTTAAAATCTGCTGGGAGCAATCCCGTGGGAGTTCAAGTCTCCCTACTCCTACTTGCCGAAGTAATCCAACTGGTAGAGGTGCCTGACTCAAAATCAGGATGTTGTGGGTTCGAATCCCACTTTCGGTATTGGTTATAACCAATTTTATTGGGATGGTGTAATTGGTAGCACGAGAGTCTCCAAAACTTTTAGTTAGGGTTCAAGTCCCTATCCCAATGCTTGACAAATTCTTCTGAGTTTGTTACTATATAAAAGGATAGAGGTTAAGTCACTGTTACATCCTTATGAGGTGTATCACACTTAATCCATCATCGTGGGGAAGTGTAACGGTTGCACAGAAGTCTCATAAGCTTCAGGTAGGTGGTTCAACTCCACCCCCCGCCTCCAATTGCTTCAGTGGTGGAACGGTAGACACAGCGGACTTAGAATCCGCCGCCTTAAAAAGCGTGGAAGTTCAAATCTTCTCTGGAGCACTTGACAATCAAACTTAAATAGTTTATGATTGTCTCAACTGCGGAATTAGTTCAGTGGTAGAACGCCATCCTTCCAAGTTGGATGTCACCGGTTCGAATCCGGTATTCCGCTCTGAACCTTCGGGTTCTTTATTCCACAATAGCTCAGCGGTAGAGTCGGTGACTGTTAATCACTTGGTCCCTGGTTCGAATCCAGGTTGTGGAGTTGGAAGGTCTGGAAATGTCTGGATCTTCCTCTAAATCCTAAGTTTTCTTAGGTCGGGGACTTGATCACCCCCGCTCGTTGCGGAGAGTGTCTTCCGCGAGTGGTGGGCACTCACTACTCATCAAGGGCGATTAACTCAGCGGTAGAGTGGCTGCCTTACAAGCAGTAAGTCATTGGTTCGAATCCGATATTGCCCATAATAAATAAATTATATTGATGAGAATGAATAGGGTTTAAAATAATGTTGTCAATAAGATGCAAAGATTGTAATAAAGAATTAATAGGGCACCCATCAAAAACAGTAACGTGTGGTTGTCCCAATATGGCAACAATTCGTGGAGACAAGATTTCGGCACTTGACTTATCTCGAATTGTTATGCTAAACTCTTTAAAAGAAAATCAAAATAAAAGTGTGCTTACTTCTCAAGATATTGCTTGGCAAGAAGCACGTCGTCAACGTAAAGTAAGACGACTTGATTTTGAAGTCCGCTAAGGACTTAATTTGGAAAGGTGTCCGAGTGGTTTAAGGAACTTGTCTTGAAAACAAGCGTGTTAGTAGCACCGTGGGTTCGAATCCCACCCTTTCCGTTACATGGAATATAAATTTAATACTTTCTTTCGGTTTCTGTATAGTAGTGTTACAAAACACTGACATTTAGATGACGTTTAAAATTCTATGATTAGTATATAGTAGTACTATGAATAGAAAAAAATGGATCAGCACACCTATAATAATTGGGTGAAGATCAAGGAGACTTTTGAGACTTCTGGTAATACTGATAATATGTTCTATAAGAGAGCAGTTGAAATCGTAAAAACCCGAAGAGATCCTCTTGCAAAATTTCTTGGCGATGAAAAATGATATGTGAACAAAAAGAATTTATTACACGTTCTGAAGTTCAGGAGATGATCGATGCAGCAATACGACGACACAACCGTAATGCTTCTATCATTAGTATGTGCGTCGGTTGGGTGGTTCTTGCTTTATTTGCTGAGGGACTTTTGAGATTAGTTGGAGTTATTCCTCCACTATTTTCTTGGATGAAAATAACATTAAATTAAAAAAATGACTAAAACAATATATAACGCTATAATTACTTTTAGTATTATTGGTTTTTTTATTTTTTGGGGACTTACTCACTCTTATTATAAATAAACAAAAATAAATTAATTGAAATATTATGGCAACAAAAACTATAACTTTATCTGTGACTTCTCCCACTGAAGGATATGCTTGGAATGTAAATTTTTCTGTTGATGATGCAACATTAATAAGAAATATAGTTAATTTTTCAATTAATTGTCCTACTAATACTGAAGGTAATTTCTCTGTTCCAAGTACTGCAAATATAAGTCAAGTAGTTAATGGATATTCTAGTCATTCTGATACTAATGGAGGAACTCCTTCTTCTCTAGCAGATTCTGGAGCAAATAGTTATGTAACTTGGAGATCTATTTTAAGGAATGGACAATTTCCCACTTCGGGAAAAAGTTTAGATATATGGAGTTATCAATTTTATAATGATATTATGTATAGTTCTAAAACTTGGGCACAAATAGGTAATGGATCTACTTATTCGTTAAACCCAGGAAAATGGAGTCTAATTTATGATTACTCCTCAAGGAATGTTTTTGCATTATCTAAAGGTGGAACATTAACAGTTTCTGTTGTATGATAAAAATTGTAGAATATCTTTTGACCCATCAATGGTCATTGTTTGTTATTGGTTGTCTCTTGACACTTGGACCTGCAATGGGTATAATGATTGTGCATCAAAATAAAAACATCGGGCATTAGCGCAGTTTGGTAGCGCGTTCCGTTTGGGGCGGAAAGGTCAAAGGTTCAAATCCTTTATGCCCGACTCATAAAATCTTACTTTATGAAAATGTATCCAGAACTTTCAGATCTCCAAAAATTTACAGTCGAAGAATTTCAATCGAATTTTGATACTCTGATGAATAGAGTAGAAAATGGCGAATCATTTATTATTGCTGATGGTGCAAAAAATGCAGTGATAGTTCCATATAACGAAACTATCAAGTATACAATAGAATCAACATTGGGTGATGAATTGATTCATATATACACTGACCACGAAGAAGGTTCTTGAACTGTCCACCTTGACTTCTCACATCCAATCCCTTATAATACTAAGGTCAACATTCAAAACAATGACTCTCACAGCAAAATTCAAGAAAGACGTTCAAACCCTTCGTGGTGCAGCAAATGGTGATTTCTACCTTGATGTAAAGAATCCAAAACTTTATAAAAAGGTTCGTCGTTACTACGAAAGTGAAGGTGTAGTATTTTCTGGTGATCCTTTGGACGACTATGAAATGCTTATGGAATATGTATATCAAGATCTTGAATCAGTTGAAGTTGCATGATTAAATAGTCACGGATAGACTTTAACAGTACTAATTGGTGGGGGATCCAATTATGCATAAATCGGATCTTCTTCGTTGGATTGGAAATAT